TCTTTAAAGGGAGTGCTATAGTAGCTAGTTAATATCATACAAAACAATAAAATAATATTTAAAAATAAAAATTATGTCAATCGTTTCACAAAAAACAGTTTTAACACAAGAAGAGTTAGATACTCTTAAAGATTTACAAGACAAAACACAGGCTTTAATTCAAGAGTTGGGAGAGATAGAATTATCACGTTTACAACTTACTATTAGACACGAAGCTGCTAAGGACTTTTTGGAAGAATTACAAACTACCGAATTAGAATACACAAAAACACTCTCAGAAAAGTACGGAAAATCCCAAATAAACCCAGAAACTGGAGAAGTAAGTAAAGTAGAATAAAATATTAAATATTTATAAATAAAATAAATGGCCGAAACTATAATATCCCCGGGTGTATTAGCTACAGAAAATGATCAAACTTTTATCACTTCACAACCAATTGAAGCAGGAGCTGCTATTATTGGTCCTACTGTTAAAGGTCCTGTAGAAAAACCTACAATTGTAACCTCTTATAGTGATTATATCCTTAAGTTTGGTGATTCCTTCCTAAGTGGAAGTCAAACCTATACTTATCTTACTTCACTTTCAACTAAAAATTATTTTGATAATGGTGGGACTTCACTATTAGTAACCCGAGTCACAAGTGGATCATTTACTTCCGCTACTTCCTCAGTAATATATGATTCAGGCTCATTGAATAATGTATTTGTATTAGAAACACTAGCTGAGGGTGAGATAATGAATTCTGAATCTACACTAAACTCAGATGGTACTTTACCTTCAGGCTCAATAGATAATATAAGATGGCAAATTACAGGTACTAATACAACAGATGGTACTTTTTCTCTTCTCATTAGAAGAGGAGATGATAGTACAAATTCACCAATAGCTTTAGAAACTTGGACTAATTTATCATTAGATCCATATTCTTCAAATTATGTAGAAAAAGTAATAGGTAATCAAACAGAAACACTTACTCAAGATGGGACTGATTATTATATAGCATTAAATGGTGAGTATGAAAATAAATCTAATTATGTTAGGATAAAACAAGTAAACATTAAAACCCCTAATTATTTTGACAATTCAGGAGTTGCCAAATCAGTTTATACATCATCAATCCCAATTGCATCTAGTGGTTCATTTGGTAGTGCAGTAGGAAGTAATATCCCAACGGGTAAAGCAGGTCAATATTATCAATACATCAGTGACCCTGCTATATCAGCAAATCATAACACCCAAGGACTTATCCCTTCAGATTACGATGATGCAATATCACTATTAACCAATAAAGATATTTATAATTACGATTTCATCACCACCCCAGGTTTAATTTATGACTCAACCTTCACAAACAGTGTAAGTACTTTAAATACTTTAATTACGAATTGTAAAACTAGGGGTGATGTCCTAGCAATAATAGATTCAGCAAAATATGGGTCTCAACTTAATACCGTAGTATCAAATGTAACTTCTCTTGATAACTCATATGCTGCTACTTATTGGCCTTGGTTAAAAACTCTAGACCCTACACTATCAACCCAAGTATGGGTCCCAGCTTCAACTATGATTCCTGGAATCTATGCCTTTAACGACAATGTTGCTTATCCTTGGTTTGCTCCTGCAGGTACAACACGTGGTAACATTACAAATGCTAGTGCTGAAAGAGTATTAACTCAAGGAAATAGAGATACATTATACAAATCTAATATAAACCCAATAGCTACCTTCCCTGGAGCTCCAGGTGTAGTAGTGTATGGGCAAAAGACATTACAAAAAAGAAAAAGTTCTTTAGATAGGATAAATGTCCGCAGATTATTAATTGAACTTAAATTTAATATCACTCAATTTGCAAATGATGTGGTGTTTGAACAAAATACCTCCCAAACACGAAGAAATTTCTTAAATGTTATTAATCCTTACTTAGCAACAGTTCAACAACTCCAAGGTTTAGAGAATTTTAGAGTAGTAATGGATGAAACAAATAACACTCCAACCACTATAGATAATAATCAATTGATTGGGCAGATATATATTCAACCAACAAGAACCATAGAGTTTATACTCTTAGATTTCAACATCACCCCTACAGGAGTGACTTTTGAATAAAAACATAATATTTATAATAAAAATAAATTACTAACATAAAATGGCAAACTTTTCATCATCACCTGGAGTATCTTTAAATGAAATTGATAATTCATTTATCTCTCCAACTCCTGTTAAAGTAGGAGCAGCAGTTATTGGACCAACTGTTAAAGGACCAGTAGAAATCCCAGTAGTTGTAACTTCATACTCAGACTATAAAAATAGGTTTGGAGGTGCTTTAACAAGTGGGAGCGATACTTATTCATACTTAACATCAATTGCGGCATATAATTACTTTAATAATGGTGGAGAATCACTATTGGTAGCTAGAGTAGTTTCAAGCTCAGCAGATTATACCTCTGCAACTAGTTCATTGATACCAAATTATATAGACGCAACTTCATCTTCTTTTGCATTAGAAACAATTGCTGAGGGGGTTATTATGAATAGTAACGGTACCTTAAATTCCGACGGCACATTAGTTAATGGTACTAGCGATAACATAAGATGGGAAATTACAAATTCCAATACAGGGTCAGGAACATTTAATATATTGATTCGTCAAGGAAATGATAAAACTAATGATAAAATTATTCTTGAATCCTTTAATGGTGTTAGCTTAGACCCAAATGCGTCAAATTATATATCAAAAGTAATTGGAGATCAGGTAATTTCATATAACTCAACAGAAAACCAAATAGATATTACTAGTGGAGCCTATTCTAATAACTCAAGATATGTTAGGGTAAAATCAGTTACAGGTGCCACACCAGATTATTTTGACAACTCAGGAGTTGCCAAATCCTCTTATACAGCCTCTATCCCAGAAAATAATTCAGGAACATTTGGTGCTGCAACAGGTGATGTAAAAGCTGGAGCTAATTTCTATGAAAATATAGGGGTGCAAACACAAGGATTAGAAGCAGGTAACTATACTAATATGGTTAACTTGTTATCAAATGCCACAGATTATCAATTTAATACTTTACTAGCACCTGGTCTATTAAATGAACACCATACTTCAACTATTACTTCACTTATTACAAATACTCAAAACCGAGGTGATAATTTATTAGTAGTTGATATGGTAGATTATAATGGAACTCTCCCAGAAACTATAGCTCAAGCTCAATCTCGTAATAGTTCATATGCAGCTACTTACTGGCCCTGGCTACGTATTCAAGACCCAGAAACTGGTAAGAACGTATGGGTACCTGCCTCTACAATGATCGGCGGAGTATACGCCTATACTGATAAAGTATCAGCACCATGGTTTGCACCAGCTGGTATTAACAGAGGTGGTTTGTCTACAGTTGTAAGAGCTAAATCGAAATTGTCTCAAGCAAATAGAGATGATTTATATTCTAGTAATATTAATCCAATTGGAACATTCCCAAGAAAAGGAGTCGTAGTGTTCGGACAAAAAACTTTACAAAAAGGAACAAGTGCTCTAGATAGAGTGAATGTTCGTAGGTTGTTAATTGAATTGAAATCATTTATTGGACAAACAGCAGATAACTTTGTATTTGAGCAGAATACAGCGATTAATAGAAATAAATTTATAAATTCTATTACACCATATCTTGAAGCCATCCAACAAAAACAAGGATTATATGCCTTTAAAGTAGTAATGGATGATTCACTTAATACACCGGATGTTATTGATAGAAACCAACTAATTGGACAAATTTATATCCAACCAACAAGAACAGCAGAATTTATAAACCTAGATTTCATTATACAAAGAACAGGTGCTGAATTCCCTGCTTAAAAATTAGAATTTTAAATATTTATAATAAAACAACAACATGGCAATATTAGATAGTAGCGAAATTTTCTTCACAGCATTTGAACCTAAACAAGCAAATAGATTCCAAATGGATATTGACGGAATCCCAGCATATATGGTTAAAGGGGTAGGATCAGTTTCTTTAACTCAAGGAATGGTTGAGTTAAATCACATTAATGTTCAACGATTTGTAAAAGGTAAATCTACTTGGGGACCAATTCAGTTTACTTTATTTGACCCAATTACTCCATCAGGAGCACAAGCCGTAATGGAGTGGGTACGTTTACATCATGAATCTGTAACAGGTAGAGATGGTTATTCTGATTTTTATAAAAAAGATTTAACTATGAATGTTTTAGGACCTGTAGGAGATGTAGTAAGTAATTGGACTATGAAAGGAGCTTTTATTACCCAAGCTGATTTTGGGGAATACGGGTACGATAATGTAGATACTGCTGTAAATATCTCAATGACAGTTCAACCAGATTACTGTGTATTGAATTTCTAAGAAGAGAAAAATAAATATTTTAAAAAGAAGCTTGCCCTATTGGGGTGAGCTTCTTATTTTCCCACATATTTATACTAAACAACAAGTTATACTAAATAAAAACTATGGAATTTAAGGTA